CCAGATGCTCCGCGTGACCAAACAGTGGCTGCTGTCAAAGTCGACATCCTTCCTGAACTTCCAGACCCTCCACATCATCACCGCCGACGGCGACAGCATGGAACCGGGCATCAAGCGCGGCGACTTCGTCATCGTGGACACGTCCCAGAGCCGCTTCATTGCCGACGGTCTCTACGCCGTTCAGTACTCGAACGCCGTCTTCATCAAGCGCGTGCAGATCCATCCTGGGGGAAAGGTCGAGCTGATCTCAGACAACCCAAAGTACAGGCCGATCCAACTGGATACCTGCGAGTCCGTCGAAGTGATCGGCAGAGCCGTCCTCTGCTTTAACGTGCGCGAACTCTAGCGCCCGGCCACCCTCTCCCACCCTCAATCTCGCCTCGTGCGGGATTTTTTTTGCCCTCAAAAACGCTCGTTGATATAGATCAAATCGATCCGCATTTTTGGTAACCTCTGACTACCATTCTCGGTACTTCCGTGGTACCATAACAGTACCAAATAAGGAACGACACCCGTTCCACTTGGTACCCAAGCCGAAAGGCTCGGAAGAATGAAAATCCCGGTGCTTAGTTGCGTCGGGGACGGCTTGAGAACAGCCACTGCGAGAAGTGAAATTTGCCGCCGCAGGAAGGAGCGTCAAGCCGTAGTCGCAAAGGTCGCGTATGAAAAGTACGCAGGACGGCTGGAAGGTATCTTCCAGTGCGGTTGGGTTGACCACCTGAAAACGACGCAAGCTCGCCCCACGAGCTAGATCAGGATCAGCTGAAACGAAGCAGAGGACGCACGTCCCGAGCGGCCTGAGCGCAGACGATGCGCAGCCGCGACCTGATCGAAAGCCGATCTAAGCCCTTTCAACCGAGAGGGCTTAGGTGGGTTTTCTAAAGGAGATAACAATGGATGTTGAAATAATCGACAAGCGCCTGGTGGTAACGCCAACCACGCACGACGACGTGCGTTTGATTTACGCAATCGCCGCCGCGTGGACGGCGTTCGACGCGGTTATTTGTCCCGTTAGCGGGGAACCACTTCGTTGCAACGAGGACGGTACCGCTGAATCAGAGTTGCCTCAACGCGGTCAAGATCACGAGAAGTGACGGAACGACAAATAAAATGAGCGGATATACTGTCCCGACACTTTGGAGATTTCCATGAAACTTGATTGGAACTTGATGCGGACAATCCTCGCGCACGTTGAGGCTGAGACGATTGAGGAGTTCGTGAACGACGCAAACAACCTCGACGAATGGAAGGAAGGGCAGCTTCTTTCCGAACGCCGCAATCGCGATCAGGACGCCAGCATTCGCGTCGTGTTCTCGCACATAAAGCTCTTGGTCGACAGCGGCTACATCGAAGGCCTGTACGTGACTGGAAGCGCTGACGGCCACTTTCAAATCGGGATTGCAGCGAATCCTTCGCTCACGCTCGACGGGTATTCGCTACTGGAGACCGTTCGAACCAAGGGGTTCGTCGACAAACTCAAAGCTTTCGCCAAAGAGAAAACGTTGCCTCTGACGCTGGGGACGATCAAACTGATCTCCGCCGCCGCCATACAGAAACTGCTTCTCTAACCTACGACACTTCATCAAGCCCTCGGCACACGCCGGGGGCTTTTTTATTGCCGTCTCGCGGGCACCCGCAAAGAGCGAGGACGGCTACTAGGAGAACAACGATGACAAAAAGTGACTTCGACGTCAGGCTTGCGCATTACCTACGTTCGGTCGGTCGCGAGACCTGCTGCAAAGCCGATGTCCATGAGTACGCGCTCCTGAGCATCGCGAACGCCGCCGCGCTTGCCTTCTACATGAAGACCGAGCCGACCGTCATCCACTGCCCCGCAGCGGAGAAGTACGAGCAGGTGGCAGTCAACGTCCAGTGCGTCATGGACGAACTACCTTAACGATTTTGAGGGCAACGGCATGACGCAGATATGTGCCGATCTGGCGGCTCACTAGGCCAGATCCCAAAGCCGGGGCATCTGCAGACGAGAGGCTTTTGCGTTCACCCCGGCTCCCTCGCCCCTTCACCAGAAAGCATTCACACGCTCCCGGACGCCAGACGAGCGGCGGGTTCTCTCCCAGGAGCGTTTGAATGCTTTTTCATTTTCCGGAGTTGCCATGAAGATTTCAGAACGTTTTGAGCGCGAGCTCAATCTCATCTCCAGAGATGAGCGGGGATTCTACGATCGCCGCCTTGCCGACGGATGGATCGCCCGAGTGCGTCATGCATCGGTTCGAGTTACGTACCCGATGGGTACGGACTCGTATGACGCGACGGAGCGTCACGAGTTCGCTGACGGATCCTCGATTGAGGTCGGCAACCCCGACCAGATCGTATTCTCGATCGACATCATGGAGTGAGTCATGAAGCGCGTCATTTCTTATCTCGAAGAGCTCGCCCGCCGCACCTACTTCGGCACGGACGGCACGGAGCCGGTGCGCTCTGGCGTAGTCGGGTACTTCATCGAAGGCCTCGAAGGCCCGCTCGGATTCTTCGGCCTGGTGATCTTGCCGGCCATGGCGGCCGCAACCCTCTACCACTGGTTTTTTGACTGAGGAAAACGCCAATGAAAGCGGAACTTCGAAAAACCCTGAGACCCCGTGAAGTCGAGTACCTCACGCTCGTCGCAAAAGGGCTAAGGCGTCGAGAAATCGCCGAAGTCATGGGCATTGCGACAACCACCGTCAAGTCCCACCACGAAGAAGCGTTGCGAACACTCGGCGCGAGAACGGCTGCCGAGGCGGTCTACGAAGCCTTCCAAAAAGGCATCTTCAAGGCAACCAAATGAGCTACTCCGACCCCGTAAAGACAATCGAACACATACCACCCGACTTCGACATGAAACGCAAGACACCAAAGCGACCGCTCGAACAGCGGAAGAAAGCAAAGCAGGCTCGGCAGAACGTCGAGCCTTTTTCGTGTGAACGACCCTCGCTGATCTGGAAGGTCGTTGTTCTCGTAGGAGCGCTCGCAATTGTTGCGGCCGCGCTCTTTCAAGGAGTTTTGAATGGCAGCAATTAAGACTGCAGAGATGGAACGCGATACCTGGTTGCAAGAGCGCAGCAAGGGCATCGGCGGTTCAGACGTCGCAACTGTCCTCGGCCTCAACCCTTACAAGACGCCGCTAAGCTTGTGGGAAGAGAAGACCGGCAAGACCAAAGGCTCACCGGCAGGCGAAGCAGCCTACTGGGGAACAACGCTTGAAGACGTGGTTGCGAAAGAGTTCAGCAAGCGCACCGGCATGAAAATTCAGCGCGTGAACTTCCTTCTTTCGACAGGCGAAAACGGGTGGATGCGCGGAAACATCGACCGAGCGATTGTCAACGAACAGATCGCCAAGACGGTCCGCGTCAACAAGCCCGAGAAGGCTGCCGAAACAGGCCTCATGCTTTCGACCGACGTTGGCCTTGAATGCAAGACCGCCAACGCATTCATGGCCGACAAGTGGGGACCTTCGCAGGAAGCTGAGATCGTGTCCGGCAATGTCGTCACCGAGCACCAGATTCCGCTCTACTACGAAACGCAGATTCAGTGGTACATGGCGGTGACGGGCATCAAGAAGTTCTATGTCGCTGTTCTCATCGGCGGCCAGGACTTCCGAATGTACGAAGTGCAGCGCGACGAGGACGTGATCAAAGCCATCATCGAAAAGTGCCACGCCTTCTGGTTCAAGAAGGTCCTCGCTGACGTCCCTCCCGATCCGATCAATGCCGACGACATCAAGAAGCTCTATGCCAGCGATGACGGCGAGATGGTCGAGGCCAGCAACGATGAAGCGGCCGACATTGGCGAGTTGCGCACGATCAGAGAGCGCATCAAGGAGCTCCAAGACCAGGAAAAGGCCGTCGCAAACCGCGTGATTTTAGCCATCGGCGAGAAGTCAGGACTACTCATTGGCGGCGAGAAGGCCGTGACCTACAAGGCGCAGAACAGCTCCCGCTTCGCATCCACTGCATTCAAGAAAGAACACCCGGACCTGTACAGGGACTTCGTACAGACCTCCACCACCCGCATCCTTCGACTCGCTTAACACAAAGGAAAACCAATGTCCACAACTGATGTTCTCAAATCTCAGGTCGCACCTGCCGCCGAACAGACCGCCGTCGTGCAACAGGTCAAAGCCGCAACCGTCATCGACGTCGTGCGCTCGAAAAAGTTTCAGGCACAGATGGCCCTGGCACTTCCGAAGAGCATGACTGCTGATCGCCTGACGCGCATCGTCATGACTGAGTGCCGCAAGGCACCGGCTCTTCTGAAGTGCGCCCCTGAGAGCTTTTACGGCGCCGTCCTCCAGTGCGCAGCTCTGGGCCTTGAACCAGGCTCCGCGCTCGGGCATTGCTATCTGCTGCCCTTCGGAAATGGCAAAGACAAGCAAGGCCGCCCGAACGCGCAGCTGATTATCGGCTACCGAGGAATGATCGATCTCGCCCGTCGATCCGGTCAGATCGTCAGCCTATCCGCATACTGCGTGCACGAACAGGACACCTTCAACTACAAGCTCGGTCTAGATCCGGACATCGAGCACATCCCTGCATCGGTTGCGGATCGAGGAAAGGTCACTCACGTCTATGCCGTCGCCAAACTCAAAGGCGGTGGCGTCCAGTTCGAAGTGATGAGCCGCGCAGAGATCG